GAAACTAAATACGTAACTGAGGAATATAATTACTTTTACTTTTGTACTGAGGAGTTAACAGATGTTAAAGTTACCTTTAAAACTAACAACGGAAAGCTACTAAAAAGAAGTTTAAAAACAAACTAAAACCCTATGGATTTAAAAACAGCACTAAACAGACTCTTTGACAAAGACCTAGATTTAACCTCTAAGCAACAGCATATTTTAATCGAGATTATTGGCGCTCATTCAAGGCACGAATTTAACGCAGGATTTCAAGCTGCAAAAGATATAATATAATGAACTGGACTCTACAAATAGCTTTCCATTATCCGCACGACAGATTCCTATTAGGTTGGGAGTATATGGCTCAAACCAAAGAGTTTGATTACACGACAATAAAGCTGTATTTATTTATAGCAACATTAACCCTAGATATTTAAACCATGAGAAAATATATACACAGACTACTCGTAAAAAATTCAATAGTACCTTATAAATCAATCACATTAAAAACGGGCGTAGTTGTAGACCACTACAGAGACGGACTCGTAGATGTAACCTCTTAATTTTTAGTTTTGTTTAATTTTGTTTTAGTTTGCCCTGCCTTAATTGGTGGGGTTTTTTTATATAATAACAATATATATTATAATTTGTTTTAATAATAGTACTAATACTAATAGTTAGTACCTATTAGATATGAATAAATTATCAAAAGGCAACGGAGGCTGGTCTACAAAAGCCAAAGGGATTGATCGCCGTAAAAACCCATTTAAAGCCCTTATAACAGAGGCAACCTCACAAGAGAACTTTATAGCCGTCTTTCAAACGTTAGAGGCAAGCGCGATGTCTGGAGACGTTCAGAGCGCAAAGCTCTACCTAGAGTATACAGTCGGCAAACCAATGCAAAGCGTGGATATAACCTCCGACGGTGGCAGCGTAAACATTCCGACGATTTCTTTTACCTCAGCTATTGACGTAACACCAGAGAATGAGTAACATAAACCTCAGCGAAAAATTTGCGCCCTTGTTTGATATTCCCGACGGCGTGGATACCTTTATCATAACAGGCGGCAGATTCTCTCAGAAATCATTTGCAACGTCTCTAAGCGCTTTAAATAGTTGCACGAAGTACGGGCATCGAATACTCTACAGCAGGTACACAAACGCATCTCTCAAGGATTCCATATTCGCAGAGGTAGAGGAGAAAATCGAGCTTATGAATCTGGAGGACTCTTTTGAGTCGCAGCAAAATAGGATCGTCTCAAAATTCAATAAAAGCAAAATAGTCTTTAAAGGATTAAAGGCAGGCTCTGGAGTCCAGACAGCAAACCTCAAGGGATTAAAAGATTTCTCGATGTTAATACTAGACGAGGCGGAGGAGATGCAGGACGAGGCAATCTACGATAAGATAGTACTATCGATTAGAGGGAACGACGCAAGCAATCCAAACCGAAATATAAAGGTATTAATCTTAAACCCTACGAGCAAGGAGCATTTTATCTATATGAAGTACTACGAGAGTAGAGGCGTTCAAGAGGGATTTAACGGTGTGAAAGATAACGTCTGTTATATACATACCTCTTACCTCGATTGCCTAGAGTTTGTACCCGACGAGATACTAGACTATTTCGAGGATATGAAAGTTAGCAATCCGATAAAATACAAGCACGTCGTGCTAGGCTCTTGGCTATCAAAAGCGGAGGGAGTCGTTTATACAAACTGGCGCTTTGGCGAATTTAACCCCGACGGGTTACAGGTTATCTACGGGCAGGATTACGGATTCACAGACCCGACAACCTTAGTGGCTATTGCCATAGATAAAAAGCGAAAGATAATCTACGCAAAGGAGGAGCTATACAAATCTAAGATAACAATATCGGAGATATACGCAATTAATAAACAGAGAGCAGGGCGTAACCTCATCATAGCAGATAGCGCGAGCGCAGGAACTATCGCAGAGTTACAAAAGCTAGGTCTAAATATTAGAGGCGCTAAGAAAGGCGCAGGTAGTATCGCGGCAGGTGTGGCACTTATTCAAGACTATGAGCTTGTCGTACACCCAGACTCTACTAATATGGCAAAGGAATTGAACAACTACGTATATACAGACAAAGGCGCAAATGTATTTTCTGCGATGTACGACCATAGTTTAGACGCTCTGCGTTACGGTGTTTCTCATTTGCTTGCTAATCGTGGCAAAATAGAAATAAGGTAAAAAAAAAAGCTCATAGGATTAATTACTTCCTATGAGCCTAATTTAAATTAAGTGAGGCGGCTTGTTAGGATTTAATGGCACTTGATAGGGAGCCAATATCCTCGCTGCTATCAAACAGCTTTTTTTCTTCAACCTTTAAGAGAATATTTTATTTCTCTCCTTTGCTAACGTATGTTGTCTTGTCCTATTATTATATATGTCGTGTCGTTTTGACTATACTCCTCGGGAGCAAAGGGAGACTAAACCCATACCTTATATAAACAATTTCTCAAACATTCAGCTACTCTTTCAAGCTGTTTCACGCCTTTTGTTATTTAACCTCTCTATTATTTCAAGAGAGAGCAATTTTCCTTAATTGTATTTTAATGAACTTATTTGTTTTGAGCAAAGTTACAAACCTTTATTAGTTATAAACAAAGAAATAAACAATTTTAACAAAACTTTAACATTTGGGTACTAAGAAACAATACAAAGCAAAAATCGTTTTTATTATATGACAGAGACTATTAAAATTAGTGTACCCGAAAATATCGCAGATATTACTCTAGACCAATACGTCAAGTTTGAGGCGCTTAGAGCGCGAGAGGATAAGATGACGGAGCAGGGAATGATAGAGAGGGTTATATCTTTGTTTACAGGAATGAAAAAACAAGATGTAAAGAAATTAGTATACACAGACTACGAGGGTTTAATGGCTCAGATTATAGCAGCCTGTGAGCAGGACGTAGAGTTTGAGGAGCGGTTTATACTTAATGGAGTAGAGTACGGCTTTATCCCAAACCTAGACGAGATAACAACGGCGGAGTATGTAGACCTCAGCACAATAGGAATGGACTTTAAAGAGATGCATAAGATTATAGCTATCTTATTTCGTAGGGTTACAAGCGAGGACGCTTTCGGCAACTATGAGATACTGCCATATAAATACGATAAAGCTCTTTGCGAGGAGATGCGAAGTTGCCCTATGAATATAGTTAACGGCGCTCTGGTTTTTTTTTGGAGTTTATCGAGAGAATTAAAGGAGGCTATCCAGAGATATACGAGTCAAGCGGAGGAGAAAAGCAAGCGGTAGATTATTTCTCCAAATGGGGGTGGTACGTTACTATTGATATGATGGCAAACAATGATATACTAAAAATTGACAGAGTGCTAGAAATTCCTGTACATGAGTTTCACACGTTCCTAGCTCATAAGTTAGACAGGCAAAATATGGAGGCAATACTAAGGAAAGGTAATAACGTAACACAATTATAGAATGAACGCATATAGTAGACTATTAAGATATATAAGGAGTTTAGCAGAGCAAGACGTATTTGTTAAAACAATCACAACGGGCGCAGATATTGATTTGAATAAGGGCGATATATTCCCGTTGTTTAATATTGATATAACAGACGCAACCTTTAGCTCAAACGCGACGATTACCTTTAGCTTAAATATACAATGCCTAGATATTAGAGATATAAATAACGAGAATGTAAACGATAAATTTTACCTAAACGATAACGAGGTAGATAATTACAACGGTACGCTCTCTTGCTTAAATGCGCTTTGGGTTAAAATGCACAGAGACTTTGCAGATAACAATATAACGGCGTCGGATAGTCCGACCTTGACGCAGATTACCTACTCGGATAAAAACCTATTGGACGGTTGGGATATGAGCCTAGAGGTAGAGATGCCAATAGACGAAACTAGCTTTTGCTTTTGGGAAGTATAGCGAAAATATTTGATACTCTAGGGAGTAATGTAGTAACGCAGGCAAGGGCTAATCTAAAGAAAAAAAAGAAAGGCGGCGGCGAGCTTGAGAAATCTTTAGGATATAAAGTAAAGGGTAACTCTATAGAGTTTACTCTAACGGATTACTGGGAATTTGTAGACGCAGGGGTTAAAGGAAAGGGAGGTACAAAGGCAGACGGCAAAGCTTGGAAGCTTAAAAAAGTAACAAATAACAAATTTAAGTATCGAAATAAAAAGCCGCCGTTTATGGCTTTCAATGGGTGGACTATTCGAAAGGGTATAGCGCCTAGAAATAAAAAAGGGCAGTTAATGAAACGCAAAGGTTTGCTTTATGCGATTGCTAATAGTGTGTATCACACAGGAATCGAAACGACGCATTTCTTTACAGACGCCCTAGATAATGAAGTACTAAAACTAGGCGACGAGATAGGCGAGGCTTTCGCTCTTGACCTTATCGACGGAATGAATATTAAAAGTGATAACGTAACAATAACAAAATGATAAGAGCATTAAGTCCGTTTTATATAGA